CAGTGAGCGTACGCCACGAAGAGTTGATTTGAAGAAGCCCGGTATCGCGTGAGCCGTCACCGTTAACACGGCTGACTGCGTGAGGGATGCACCTTGATTCCCTCCACATGATCCTGTCGAACACTTCGATGGGAAGTCCGTGTTTACGGAGCATGGTGTGCCACTGCTGGCACTTCCACTGGGGTGCAGCTGATGCTTGCACGGACGGGATAAATAGGGTGAGTACTGCGAAGCAGAGCAATGCACGTTTCAATCTTCTCTTCTTTGATAGTCCGATATAACTAGTCGCCCTATGACCTCGGCGACTTGAGGTACGACTGCGTTTCCTAGTCCTCTAAGTCTGTCCAGCCTATGGGGAACCCCATGAGCCACTCGACCCACGTTGGGTTCAGGCTCCCAGATCCCACTCCATCCTCCGCCCTCGCTTGATTGGTCAAGTCCGCTTCGTTTCGAGATTGCTTGCGATAGTTCGCAGCTCCTTTTCCGTCTCTTGCCGTGGGTGTCGCCCACATTCGTACTGCATCCCCCAAGCCAACCGAGTGCATCGAACCGGGTTTCTGCTGAGTAGATTTGCGCTCGATGTGGTCTTGAGTTGTTGGGGTAGGCCACGATAACGACACGGTCTCTGCGGTGATGGGCTCCCACGCTGGCTGCAGAAACAATTCGCCATTCCGCGTCATACCCGATATCGGCAAGTTCTCCAATAACGGAGACTCCCCCCAAAGATAAGTGTCCCCGTACATTTTCCAAGATTGCGTACTTGGGTCGTAATTGGCTAATGGCTTCTCGAACCCAAGGCCAAAGGTGTCGGGGGTCTTCTTCGCCCCTGCGTTTGCCTGCGGTGCTGAATGGTTGACATGGGTATCCGCCACATATGACGTCAGGTCGAACAACGTCTGACCAGTTGATTGCTTTGATGTCTCCATGATTGACCACCTCAGGCCAATGCTTGCTCAAAACCTTGCAAGCGTAAGGGTCGATTTCTGACTGCCAAATAACTTCCATTCCGGCGCGTTCTAAACCTAGGTCTAAACCGCCGATGCCTGAGAACAGACTGCCTACTGTTAGTCCCATAATTCCTCGTCTTCGAAGTTCCAGTCATACGGAGGGTCTTGCCAGTGGGTTTCAATGTCAAGGGCTTGGTACATGCCGTAAATGAGGCAGGCCATAAATAACCCTAGAGGCAGGGTGACTAGGAATACCATCATTGGAGTGCTTCTTTCCCTGCTGGGGTGATGGCACAGACCTGCATGGCTGAACCAGCCGATGAGAGGCGTGTCTCGCCTGTGGGGACGATGAGACCCTTTGCGCGGAGTTCGCTGCACCGTTTCCAGTAGCAGCACTTAGGACGGCTGAGAAGCCCTGAGAAGAGCCCTGCTTCTTCATCGGTAAGTCCGTCACGGAATGCGTATTCGGCGAGCAGGAGAGCCTGCTGGGAGCCTCTACGGGGCTTTACATCGCCAGCGCCTAGCACTGAGGTGATTGGGTCTGCACTGCGGAACAGTGGCAAGTCATCGAACATGATGTCTCCTTTGTTTGGGGGCGCTTGGTCGCCCGTGTAAACATTCTGACCAATGTGTAAACACAAGTCAAGCATTACGAAAGCGGAGGGCTGGAGTGGGGGAGAAACAACACACCCAACCCTCCTAGCCCCTAGGAGAGACCAAGCCCCTAGGGAGTCTTTACAGGCTTAGGTAGGGCGCGCCATGCAGCCTCAAAAGCCTCAGGGGATTCCCAATCGTTGGACACCTCGACATGAAGCCATGCACCGCCGGGTGTGCCTGCGTTGTCGGTTGCTGTAAACACTTTGACGCCTTTGACGCCTTCGCCACGGGAACAGCGGTAGCCACGTCCCCAGTCACCGAACGAGTAGTCGTGAATCTCACAGATGCGCAACTCTTCGCTGTGCTCAATGAGCCAGTCCCATGCTTCACGGGCGGTGGCACGGCCTGCACGGGTCGCTGCGTAGCCCATGTCAACAGCGAAGCCTGTCGCATGCACGGAGAGGTTTTTTGAGCCTCGCATGGGGCGGTTGGCGTACATGCCGAGGTTGGTGAATGCCCAACGGCGTTTGCAGAGGTCGTAGAACTTCTTGGTCACGGGGTCTGTGGATTTGCCGTCCCACGCTGGGTAGAAGGGGTATTTCCTAGGCACTTGGCGGATCCTTTGGCTTGTCCTTCAGGCCGTTGCCTGCTAAAAGGCCAATCAAGCCACCGGCGAGGGTCATCAGCATCGGTGACAACACACCCCACGCTTCAGCGTCATTGGGGCTCTGGTCGAGGGGCTGTACCACAAATAGCAAGCCGTAGATCAGGGACACGATTGCCATGACGAATGAGAACGAGAGCGCGATTCCTACGATGAGGATTAGTCGGGCTTTGATTTCTTCGTTGGTGAGGCGGTTTTCGGGTTTCATGGGCAGCGTCTTTCTAGTAGGCCGTTGGCTTTTGTGGTTTCGCAGTTTTCGCGTACACGGTCAGCGCAACTACTCAGGCAAAGACACATTGTCAGGGATAGCAATAGCCTCTTCATACTGGGCGTACTCCTCTTCTGTCATCTCGCGAACTTCATCGTCAATTTGGATTAATGGTCGTGTCATTTTGTCCTACTTTTTGTATCCATAAACCGAGATTGTCCCACCTGTCAAAGTTCCACTAGTCGCAACAACGGTAAAACTGCTGTATGAGTTGTTGTCTTTAAGAAGGCATTGTGACCAACCTCCACGATTATTATCAACCCCTGATAAGGAAGAGGCAAGCGTGCGTTTTGTAAGAAATGGACTTTGCACATCAACGTTGAGGTAAAGGTTTGAAGTGTCGCCACCACCCATGTATTTCATCGTGTTGAATGCTGCCGCATAAGCATTAGCAGTGCCTGAGGCGTTCCAGTCAAAATAAATTAAACTGTTGAAATAATTGACAGTGTTAGTGCCCATTTGAAGGCCTATTTCGGTGGTATTGGTTGAAGCAACTCCACCAGAAATCATGATTTTGTAGTTGTCGTAATCAGCCGAGAACGCCCCTGTCACCGAAACGCTGGAAACCCCTGTGCCAATGGTCTGTGACTTAACAAGCCACATACCGACAGCGTTCATATCCGAAGCGTTCAACACCTCGCCAGCAGAAAAAGATGGATAAGACATAATTAGAATCCTAACTTGCTCGTATTTAACACGCCGAAAACAGCGTTATTAAGAATAAAGAAATTAAACGCAGACGCAGACACCACATTAAAAGTAAACCGAGTCTGATCAGGAGTAGCAGTAATCGCTGCACCCTCAAGGAACAAGTCGTACGCCACGCCACGCAAAAGCAGACGCACACGATTACCCTGCGCCGTACGCTGAAAACACGTCACCACAAGATTTGTCGTTTGGGACTCAGACAACGCCGAAATAGTCGAAGGCACAGACTGCTGAACCTGCAAAGTAGCCAACAAATAGTCAGCAAGACTCTTAGCCTGTGTCGTCGTTTGGTCGTAAGTTTTCACCGTGTAAACACGACTACCAGTACCGCTCGACTGTGCAGCTAAGCCATCAGGCTCAACCACAACCCTGTCAAAGAACGAGTCAGCCTGTGACCTGAAAGTGACATCGTTAAACTTGGCGATCGTGTTGGTTGTGGCAATCGTGCCATCAGTGAAATCACCCAACGAAGCATTAGTGGCATATTCGGAACGGTTGAGCCACTTGATGCTGTTGGGCTGTTGAGACGATAGGTAGCCCTGTTCGGTAGCAGCCAACTCGTTCAGCAGCTGCAAGACGTTCGTACTAGGCCGTGACTGGGCTGACACCGTAGAAGTTGTAAACGAACCGCCAGCAAGGGTCACAGCACCGCTAAACGCGTTAGTCATCACCTGAGAGCCTGCCGTGTAAGGGCTGATGCCAGCCGACCAACTAAACGAGCTTGTGGTCAAACTTCGCCCGGCGGTAGCAAGAGAATCTTCACAGTAAATAGTCCATGTGTCCATCGCAGCGACTACGCCGTAAACAATCTGCACATCGGCTACCACGCCATAAAACATTTCTACGGGCGACACATAAGCGGACTCGTCAACTTTGATAGAAATCTCGCCACCAATCTCAATGGTTGGAAGTGTTGAAACGTCACGCCCTGAGATAGTCGCCGTGCCAGCCTTAAACGGATCAGTAATTTGGACTCGACCCTTTTGAATCGTCACATTCTGAATGTTGGACAGGGCATTAGCAGACCCTGCTGGATCATAAATTGCAGACCATTCGTAACGAGGCATCAGGACACCGTGATGGGGACGGAACCGTTGCGGAACATATAGGTACGAAGCGCGTCCACGACAGCGTTGGGGTCTCCGCCGTTGACGTTGATGGTGACGTTGTTACCGCCACCCATGCCGAACTCGCCAGCACGAGACAAAGGCACAACAGCCTCAGGGCCACCACCCTCACCGATAAGCGCCAGCGTAGGTGAAGTGACAATGCCACCCTCAGCGAGACCGGGAATCGAATCAAGGACATCAAACGGAGAACCACCGCCCTTTGCCTTGTTCTTGTTGTACAAGTTGCGGAAAAGATTGCCAGCGTTTGCAAGTCCACCGATGCCAGTGAAGTTCCCTAAAGAACGGAACAAAGCACCACCAAACTTGTTTACCTTTTCAAGAGAAGTTGCAAGCCTGTCAAAAGCAACAGCGAGAACAACAACACCAGCTGCAGCGAGCACATATGGGTTAATAGCGAGCGCGGCGTTTACAGCAATCACGGCGGTAGCCACGCCACCAATCGCAAGAGCAACCTTGGAAAACACTTCAGGGTTAGCCGAAGCCCACGCACCAAGGGCGGTTAATTTCGGCAGTAGCGCGTTAACGGCTGGGAGCAGAGCAGCGCCGATGGACTCTTTAGTTTCAGCAAGAGAAACTTGCAGACGCTTAAATTGTCCTTGTGCCGTGTTTGCAGCCTGTGATGCAGCACCGCCAGTGGTGTCTGCGATGAGGCTCATGACAGTTTCGAAGTCAGCGCCGTCCTTGATAAGGGTGCGGTACTCGGGAGCCAATTTGGCAAGGGCAGTGAGGTTGCCCCCCATAGCCTTAGTTATTGCGTCTGTGACGGTCGCCAGCGGCTTAGAAGTGCTCGTAGCAATATCCATAGCCTGATTTGCGTATTGCTGCGCCAAAGTCACATCACCAGTGGCTTTAGCCAACTTCGCAAGAACAGGACGCAACTCGTCATCAGTTACACCAAGAAGACGACCCTGTGTACTGATCCAGTCCTCGTTTGCTGCAATCTGTGCATCAGTCGCACCCGTAGTACGGCGCAAGTTATTGGCGAGAAGGTCTTGTGCAGCAGCGTCTTCCATAGCGCCCTTAGTAGCATCAAACAATGCAGCACCCAAAGCACCGACAGCAGCGGTAGCAGGCACGAGGGCCTTCTTAAATGCGAACTTGGTTTTAGCAGCTGCACCGTCCAGTTGAGCAAACTCTTTCTGGGCTTTTTTGACACCCGAAGAGTCAAACTCGCTAAAAATGTTTAGTACGACAGACATGGCTATATGTTCCCACCGCGTCCGACTTGACGCATAACGCTTGAGACCAAGTCTTTCAACTAGCCTTCCTAGCGTTTGAAGGTGCCAAACAGAACAGCATCGTTGTGCCAGCAGTCTTTGATGACTACATCAAGAAACTGGTGTCGGTCGAAGTTGTCAGCGAGGACACCGCAAACCCTACGGAAGAGGCTCTTACCTCCGAACCCTCTGCGAGTTAGCAGTGGAGACGGGGTTCTGGCCTCATCAGATCCCATTCGATACACAAGAGCTGCACACCATGTTGGATGTGCTCAAGCAGAGAGCAAAGGAGGCAAAGCGTGGCCGTTAACGCAGACATCAGTGTTTTAGGCATCAACGAAGCCATCCGATCTCTTAACAAGATTGAACCGGGTCTCCGTAAAGAGTTCAACAACGAAGCGCGCGCCATTGGTGCCCCTGCTGTAAACGCCGTCCGCGACTCGTACCGTTTTGTTCCGCTGTCGGGTATGAACCGTAAGTGGGCTGGCCCAGCGGTAAACGGACGCAAGGTTTTCCCATGGAACCTTGACAAGGCTCGCAAAGGTGTGGACGTTGTCTTTGACACGAACCGCCGTACTGCTGGCACTATCAACATTGTGCAGCGTGACACCGCTACCGCCATCTTTGAGACCGCTGGACGCAAAGACAAAAACCCGCTCGGTGATTCTCTTGGTGCTATTTCGCCGGGGCGCACTCGTGTTATTGGCCCTGTTGTTTACAGCAAGCGCAACGAGAGTGAGGACGTAATGAAAATGTTTACTGACCGCCTTGTCCAGCGGGTAGAGAAGGAACTCAAGTAATGCTTTCTATTCCTATTGTTTCCCAGTTCAACGACAAGGGCATCAAGAACGCCATCAAGGGTTTCAAACAACTTGAGACGACAGGGCAGAAGGCTTCGTTCCTGCTCAAGGCTGGTATGGCTGCGGGCGCTGCGGGTATTGCTGCGGTTGGTGCTGCGGCTTGCATGGCGGCAAGATTTGCCGCTTGCGTTCCTGCAACGTTAGATGGTTGCCTGATGCCTGTAAGCAAACCCTGCTCTGGCCCATAGCCATATTTCAATGGCGATACTGGGGCAACGGCGCTTCGCTGCGTGTAACTTAAACCTTTTCCTGGATCAAATTCAAAAGGAGCAACTTCTTGCTGACCATCTCAAGACTGATCAAGCAATTTTGTTCCAGCCGCAACCAAAGCCGTTGTAAGCAATGATGGGTACTCTTTGAAAAGTCCTGATAAGTTCTCAAATCCGCTTGTCAATAGCCCGCCAACGTTTTGCAAACCCTGTCCAAGGCTTTCAAAACCCCCTGTAAGCAAACCGCCAAGACCTTCAAACTTAGAGTTGATGTTTTGACCAATTGTATTGATTATGGCGTTTTGACTCTGATTTAAGCCTGTTGAAACAACATCGCCAAAATCAGAAAACCTACTCATCAAATCGCCAAGCGTACTGGTAACATCAAGACCAAGCGAATTGATAGCACCAACCAAACTTCCGCCTGAACTGCTAATTGCGTTTAATACATTTTCTTGCGTAAGTCCTGACGCTTCGCTAATGCGATCAACCACAGACTTTTCAAGTTCAGATAAATTTGATTGTAAAAATTGATCACATTGCTGTGGCGTTAATCCTTGTTGCAATCCGC